TCAGAACATTTACAAAACGCTAACTATTGGCTGTCAAGATATAACGGATCAACACCTACATAATATTATGAATGACATTAATAAAAATTTATCAGAACTATTTGATGTGACTCCAATACCGGAAGAAAAAAAAGAAAAACTTCCTACTGTTGTCACTCACTACAACACGCCTGACGTTGAACAAGACTTGACTGATGCATACCAACAGTCTAAAGAAAACATTCAGGAGATTATTGATTCAGGCAAAGATGCAATGGAAGAAATACTCCAGATTGCAAAAGCAGGTCAACATCCAAGAGCCTTTGAGGTTTATGCCACATTACTAAAGAATATGACAGAAGCCAATGATAGACTTCTGAAGATTCAAAAAGAAATGCGTGACATGAATAAGAAAAAAGAAGGCAATACCAACATCGATAAAGCTATATTTGTAGGTTCTACATCTGAATTGAGTAAATTTTTAAAGAATAAAGAATGATAAAAGATAGTTACCGTGACAACCCGTTATTGAAACGAGCGGGTGTACAAGTACAATACACACAAGAACAAGTTGATGAGTACATTAAGTGTGCAAATGATCCTATCTATTTTGCAAAACATTATATCAAGATTGTAAACGTAGACCAAGGTTTGATGAACTTTGAGATGTGGCCATTTCAAGAAGAAATGTTAAACCTTTTCAAAGACAATCGTTTTGTTATAACCAAATGTCCTCGTCAGGTGGGTAAAACTACTACCACAGTTGCATACCTTTTACATGCAACACTATTCACAGACTCACAAAACGTAGCCATTCTGGCCAACAAAGGTTCTTTAGCACGTGACATTCTGGCCAAATACCAACTGGCATATGAAAATTTGCCACAATGGTTGCAACAAGGTGTGATTACGTGGAACAAAGGTAATGTGGAACTAGAGAATGGTTCTAAACTCATTGCAGCTTCTACGTCATCATCAGCAGTTCGTGGTGGTGCATTCAACATCGTATTCTTGGATGAGTTTGCTTTCGTACCTGCAAATATTGCACACGAGTTCTTTAACTCAGTTTATCCTGTTATTTCATCTGGTAAAACTACAAAGATTATTATTGTTTCTACACCAAATGGAATGAATTTGTTCTATAAATTGTGGTCGGATGCGGTTAACAAAAAATCCAACTATGTTCCTTTTGAAATTCACTGGTCGATGGTACCAGGTCGAGATGAGGCATGGAAAGAAGAAACTGTAAGAAATACAAGCGAGAGACAATTTCAACAAGAGTTTGAGACTTTGTTCTTAGGTTCTTCAAATACTCTGATTTCTGGTATCAAATTACAGAATTTAACTTACAAAGAACCAATTACAAATCACGACCTACTTAAAATCTACGAGATGCCAATCAAAGAAGATGGTGAATCTAATCTCAAAGACCATATGTATTTTATTGCAGTTGACGTTTCAGAAGGTAAAAATCTGGACTCATCTACATTTTCGGTCATTGATGTGTCAACAACACCTTACAGACAGGTTGCAGCATACAAAAGTTCATCTATCTCACCAATTTTATTCCCATCAGTCATCTATAATGCAGCCAGAATGTACAATGATGCCTATATTTTGGTAGAAATTAACAATAATCCACAGGTTGCAGACACATTGCACCATGAATTGGAGTATGAAAACCTATTGAAAGTATATACAGGCAATAAAAAACCACAACAATTGTCTGCTGGTTTCCAACGTGGCACTCAGATGGGTCTTAAAATGTCACCTGCGGTCAAACGTATTGGATGTTCCAACTTAAAGACCATCATTGAATCTGACAAACTCCAGATTGTAGACTTTGATACATACTCAGAATTGACCACTTTTGTGGCAAATAAAAATTCATTTTCAGCGGAAGAAGGTGCAAATGATGACATGGTGATGTCATTAGTTGTTTTTGCATGGGCGGTTACACAAAAATATTTCAAAGAAATTGTTAACCATGACCTAAGAAAACAGTTGCAGCTTCAAAATATGAACCAACATGACGAAGAAAACTTGCCGTCACCTATCATTGATGATGGTTTTGAGCATCCATTTGAGGTAATGGATGGTGATTTATGGGAAAAAGCAGACTCCAGTGAGACTTATTCTAACTATATAAGAAGTCTACACAGGTAATGTAAAAAGCGTCTTACATAAATATCTCTATGGTATTCACTGCCAAGAAACATATAATAATTCAAGGAGAATAAAATGGCATTTCAAATCTCTCCAGGCGTAAACACTTCTGAAGTAGACTTAACAACAGTCGTACCTTCAGTTCTTACTACTGCTGGTGCTTTTGCTGGATATTTTAACTGGGGTCCAGTAAGTCAAGTTACATTAGTCGATAGCGAAATAACTTTGGTTAATCGTTTTGGCCAACCCGATTCAAACTCAGCAGTATCATTCTTTAGTGCTGCAAACTTCTTAGCCTACGGTAACAATTTAAGAATTGTTCGAGCTGTTGGTACTGGAAGTTTAAATGCAACTTCAAACAACCAAACAACAATTCAAATTGCAAACGAATCTGTATTCCAAGCAACTAAGTTGTATATTAACAATTCTAACTACTATGGTCCTTTTGTGGCCAGATATCCTGGTGCTCTAGGAAACTCACTAACAGTATCTGTTTGTGATAATTCAACAGCATTCTCAACATGGACTTACAAAAACTATTTCACCGCAGCACCAAGCACATCTAGTTATGCAGCAAGTGTAGGTGGTTCTAATGATGAATTGCACGTAATCGTTATCGATTCAGGTGGTTTGATTAGTGGTGTTCAAGGAACAGTTCTAGAAATTTATCCATTCCTATCAAAAGCTTATGACGCTGAAATTAACGGTGCATCTAATTTCTACAAACAAGTAATTTATACCAACTCAAAATATGTTTATGCAGTTGATCCTTCAGAATATGCAGCGACACACTCTACATGGGGTTTAAATGCAGCTGGCGTGTCTTTTGCTCAATTGACACAAGCTGATACATACAACTTGTCTGGTGGAACAGATGCTGTACCACAAGATTCCGATAAACAAAGTGCCTATGATTTGTTTGCAAATAAAGAAACATTGGACATTTCACTAGTTATTACTGGTGATGCTAGCGTTGCTTTGCAACAACACATCATTGATTCTATTGTTAATTCACGTGCTGATTGTGTTGGATTCATTTCTCCACCATCAACTGCTGTGGTAAATCAAGCAGGAAGTGAAACTAGTAACATTCAAACATGGTTAGCTAACTTGTCTCGTTCTTCAACTTATGTTGTTGCTGACTCAGGTTGGAAGTATCAGTTTGACAAATACAACAATGTATATCGTTGGATTCCATTGAATGCTGACATTGCTGGTCTATGTGTATACACAGACTCAGTAAGAGATCCATGGTTCTCTCCAGCAGGTTTCAATCGTGGTGCTATCAAAAATGCTATCAAGTTGGCTTGGAATCCAGCAAAAACATATCGTGACGTATTGTATGCAGCTGGTGTAAACTCAGTTGTATCTTTCCCTGGTCAAGGTACTGTATTGTTTGGTGACAAAGTTCTGACATCAAAACCATCAGCATTTGATAGAATCAATGTACGTAGATTGTTCATCACAATGGAAAGAGCAATCGGAAAAGCAGCACAATATTCAATGTTTGAAATGAATGACGAGTTTACTCGTGCTCAATTTATTGCTCTGGTAACTCCATTCTTGAGAGATGTTCAAGGCCGCCGTGGTATCACAGACTATAAAGTAGTTTGCGATTCAACAAATAATACACAACAAGTTATTGATTCTAATCAATTTGTTGGTGATATTTACATTAAACCTGCACGCTCTATTAATTACATCCAGTTGAACTTTGTTGCCGTTGGAACTGGCGTTGACTTCACAACAATCGTTGGCGCAGCTTAATAAATAAGTAATAATAGGAGATTAAAATGGCATTTACCGTATCTGAATTTAGAGCACAAATGGTTGGGGACGGTGCCCGTCCCAATCTATTCTCAGTATCTCTAACTTTCCCAACAAACGTAGTTAATGCTGCAACTGCTAGCCAGAAGACAACATTCTTTGCTAAAGCTGCACAACTACCTGGTTCTACTGTAGGAACTATTACACTTCCATATTTTGGTCGTGAATTAAAGTTTCCAGGCAATAGAACATTTACAGATTGGACATTGACAATCATTAACGATGAAGACTTTGCTATTCGTAACAGTCTTGAAAATTGGATGAATCTAATTAACAGCCATGCAGGTAACGTTCGTGACGGTACTGCTGTTGCACCAACTACTTATTCAGTTGATGCTGTTGTTACTCAATATGGAAAATCAAATGAAATCATCAAGACTTATAAGATGGTTCAAATGTTTCCAGTTGATATTGCACCAATTGACCTAGATTGGGGTTCTAACGATTCTATTGAAGAATATTCGGCAACGTTTACCTTCCAATGGTGGGAATCACAAACAACGACCTAATATTTTATGTTATACAGAGGAGCTTCGGCTCCTCTTTTATGGTTTTTTGAACTGGAATTAAAGAAATATGTCACCATTTAATAAGTTTTCCCTATTTGGTTTTACCATCTCTCGTGAACAAAACGAGGAGGAATCCAAAGTACAACAATCGTTTAGTCCACCGACAAACGATGATGGTGCATTAACTATAACATCTGCTGCTTATTATGGCACTTACGTTGACCTAGACGGTACTGCAAAGAATGAGGTTGAACTCATCTCTCGTTATCGTGAAATGGCCATGCAACCCGAAATTGAATCTGCAATAGATGATATAATTAATGAAGCTATCTGTCAAGATGATGACGGTAAAATTATTCAAATTGTTTTAGACGACCTAAAGCAACCAGAAAAAATTAAAAATGCCATCAAAACTGAGTTCAATACCATTGTAAGGTTATTGAATTATAACAACATGGCACAAGATATCTTCCGTAGATA